GAGCAGATTGCTTTGATGGCAAGGAATTGTATTTCCTAACTAAAATGACAAGCAATTTCCAAATACCCAAAGAACCGAGCAAAAATAACACTCTTGCTTTAGTTTTCCAAGGAATTGTTTTAAACCAAACCGAAGGTAATGTTACTCGAGACCACTCTTTAATAATTTCTTGTCGAGCCTCGTCTAACATTGCGTGCACATAATAGCACATAACAATAGTACAAACAAAAGTCCACATAATTTCATCAATAAGCGGAAAAATAAAATATCCAAAATACGATTTGATCAAATGAACAAAATGAAGGACAAAATATCCTCCAAAAACACCCGAAAGGTAATACGGCATTAAATAAAATATCACTTCCATAATCAATTGTGTATGAAAATAAGCGATAATGGCATTGCCATATTGAGATCTCAAAATGCGATCAATGGTAAATGATAACCACCTACAAAAATCAACTTCAAATTCTTTGAAGAAGGAAACAACTTCTAAATAATATTCAAAACCAACTTGTGATTCCAATGGATCCTTAGATAAGGGTTTGCAATGTTCACACATATGTGGTGGCAATTTATGTTCACATAATTCCTTGTTTCTGAGATTTCGTTGTCCATCTACAAACTTCTTTTGACTTGCATAATATTCCGCCGAATAATCACGTAAGAATGCCAAAAGAGTGTGAATCTCAACCTGAACTAAGGGTTTACCTTGATACATAATAGGTTTGAAAACAATTTTCTTCTTGCGTCCTGACTTAGCTGAATCCTTGGTGTAATCCTTGGAGTAACTTGGTTCTTCAACAGTGAAAAGAGCATAATCAGGAAATGCATCCTCAGACATATGCCCAATCTTATTCCTATCAAGCATTTCAGTTCCTTCTTTCTTGTATTGATCCTTGACTTCTTGAGTAATGGTCAATTCAAAGCGCCTATTAATAGATAAAGGTTCATTTGATAATTGATTAGACAAGAGATCTTTGACATTGGTAGTTCCAGCAACAAAATCAGGTTCAATCATTACTTTTCCTTTCATTTCCGCATTTGGATTAAGTGCCGACATCGGCACATTATTCAAAAACATAATAATGGGAGTAGCAGGTGAACCAGTAGTACGATCTAAAGAAGTATTGCAAATGTCATCGAAGATAACACCACGATGATGTGTCATAAATTCCGATTGGAAAGCATCCTCCTGATTGAGCGTAATGGTGGCTCTAGGACTAGAATCTTTGCCATTGCACTCTAACACATAATACACAAGAGAATTAACAATAGCAGATTTTCCAACTCCAGATTCGCCTACAAGAAGCATACCTAGAGGTTTTTCGCGAATACTGTCTTTTTTCATCAAAGTTCGAGCTGATAAAATATCGCGCAAAATAGCCAAACGAGAAGAATAATAAGCTCGTTCAGTCTGTTTACAAGTATTCAATAGAGAGAGAGTTGCGGCAATGCATTCACATAATCTACGATCATAGGTAATTTCATCAACATCAGCCTTACGACCGAGTTCAATTAAAACTTTCTGTGACTTCAGAAATGTAAATTCATTGTCATACTCATTTTTGGCTTCACTTGTCCAACAATGGGAAATTTCTCCCGTGGTAAGCACTTTCATTCCAATCGAAAGTACTAATTTGCAGAAGCAACCTGCAGCTTCCATGAAATCCCATATTGAGACTGACCTACGCAAAGGCTCAGAAACAAAAATCGGAATCCCCTTTACAGTAGCATTTATCTTTTTAATCCAGCCCAAAGATATAGCTAATTGCACGAGGTTGGTAATTTCCTCAAAAAGTTCACAATTCCTAATGGAATCCCAATTTTCCGCTATAAAAGCGGGAAAATTAGATAATGGAGACAATGAAGAAAAATCCAATTCGAATTTTTCAGTAAAATCGCGAAAATGAAACCAAATTGGACCAAGCACATCCATAAAATAATCTGAAAAATCAGCGGATATGTTGAAAAAATCTTGTTTAGAAGCTTGAGATGTGTAAATCTCCTTACTGGCCTGCTTCTTTTTC